TTTTAAGCAAGCTGAGACAGCCACTAACAAACTTAATAAGACTGTTAAATCTCTTGGCTCATCTTTCGGTGTTGCTTTTGGAGGCGCTGCTCTTGGCTTGGCTGTTCGCTCTGCCGTTAAAGAATTTGCAGATGCAGAGCGCGAGACTATTGCTCTTACTAATACTGTTAAAAATCTAGGGTTAGCCTTTGATGCTCCGGCAGTCTCAAACTATGTAGATCAGATCGGCAAGCTCTACGGCGTAACAGGTGCTCAAGCTGTACCGGCTATGCAAGCTCTACTCTCAGCCACCGGATCGGTATCTAAATCAACCGAAATCATGAACGTAGCCCTCGACCTTGCTGCATCTCGTAATGCCGATGTAGCGGCTGTCGCATCTGACTTGGCTAATGCCTATATTGGTAACTCTAAAGGACTTGCTGTATATCGTTTAGGTCTGACAAAAGCCGAACTATCGGCCATGACTTTTGATGAGATCTTACAAAAAATAGCTACGGATACCTTAGGCGCAGCCGATGAAGCGGCAGCGAGCCTAAGCGGCAAAATGGCAATACTTTCAGAGGCAGTCAATCAAGCTCAAGGGCGTATCGGTGGCGGCCTAGTCGATGCTTTAGGTGGACTAGCAGGGCCTAACGGTGCCGGCGGTGCAGCTCAGACTATTGAGAATTTATCTACAAAGCTTACTAATGCCATTACAGGGTTTGGATACCTAGTACAAGAAGTCAAGATCGCTCAGCCGATCCTCGTAGGTGCCGGTATTGCTATCGGCCTTGCATGGGCTCCATGGTTTACAGCTATTAGCGTTGCTGCTCTTGCTGTAGGGGCCTTAGGTAATGCCCTAAAAAAGAATAACGCTATACCCGCTCCCAATATGGGCCCTCTATTTTTTCCGGGTTCAGGAGATGGTGGATACAAGGAGCGCGAGGCTGCACGTAAAAAGGCAGACCAGGAGGCAATCGCTCGTAATAAGCAAATTGCTAAATTTATTAAAGATCAGGCTAAATCAGCTGCGGAAATTGTTAAGCAAAGAAAGTTACAAAACGCAATCGATAAAGCTAACTTATTACTTGGCAAGGGTGAAGGTGTCTTTGATTTAGATGCCATCCAATTAAATGCAGCTCTTATAAATCAAGCTAGACAATTAGGAGAAGTTACTAACTCTGCTCAGGTTTTGGCTATTACTAATGATATTGCTCGCCTGAACGTCAAGCGCTCTATGTACGAGCTAGAGCAAGCTATAGCCTCAGGTGATCTCAAGGCTATCGAGGCCGCTACTTCTAAGCTAAACGCAGATTTAAAAATACTAGGTGCGCTAACTGGACAAAAAGAAACTCTGACTACGATTAAAACAATTTTAGATAGCCTTTTGCCTAAAGACTTAATTAATCTGCAAAATCTCAGAGATGCTATTGCTCTACTTTCACAGATCAAAGATACAACTCCATCATCATCTGCCTCCTCTTTCTTTTCCAATTTCCCGGGATCAGCTGCAAGCGCCTTTAACGCTGCAACACCTGAACAGCAAGCAACCCTCGGAGGTTATGTACCTTTTGTAGGATCTATTGCTCCACCGGATGTTTTAGATTTTGGCGGATCAGGTGCAGGGTTAGGTAATAACGGTTCAGGATCTCAAGTGCCAGCCGGTGTCAGTATTACTGTAAATACAGGTATAGGCGATCCGAACGCTATAGCCGAAGCCATCGATCAAGTCCTCACCGATGCAGTAAATCGAGGCACTTTACGCGGAGTCTTTACAGCATGACCGCATGGGTACCCGAGTGGCGCATCAGCGTAGGCGATGATGTATACACGACTGTTACATCTGCAAGCCTAACTACCGGACGTACAGACATCGATCGGCAACCTAACGCCGGATATTCGCGCATTGAAATTATTAATACAACAGGTGCGGCTTTTACTATAGATGTAGGAGATGCTGTATTACTAGAACTGAAAAACTCAAGCGGCACTTATGTGCCTGTTTTTGGTGGGGCTGTTACAGACTTTACTATTGGAGTACGTAGTCCTGAGGATGCAGGGTACATAACCTATGGCACCGTATTGGCTATTGGTAGCCTTGCTCGCCTTGCCAAGTACATTTATACAGCTGCCCTTGCCGAGGGCTTAGACGGCGCTCAGATAGCAACTATCTTAGGTGAGGCTCTTGACTTGTCATGGGCTGAGGTAACTCCTACTCTTACATGGGCTACCTATCCGCCGCTTGTCATGTGGGAGGATGCTGAGTCTTATGTAGGTACTGTAGATAGCGGCGTATATACGATGATCGCTACAACAGCGGCAGATGTAAAAGCTGAGAATTTAGCCGATCAGATAGCGACAAGTGCGCTAGGCCAGCTCTACGAGGAAAAAGGTACTGGCAACGTTAATTATGACGATGCAGACCATAGAGAAAATTACCTCAATACTTATGGCTATACCTCTATAGATGGCAGTTATGCCACCCCGGCAAGTGTTAGGTCTTTAACTCAAGTAGCAAAGATACGTAACAGCCTAATCTATAAGTACGGCGCATCCTATGGCTCGACCTATACAGATAGTGATGCAGACTCAATCGCTACCTATGGCAGGTATGAGTACCGGGTAGAGAGCAATATTAAAACGCTTGCCAATATAACGGCGGTAGCCACACGAGAGCTACAGCTACGAGCTGTCCCCTATGCTCAGTTTGCCTCAATTACTTTTAGACTAGATAACGCCGATATGCCTAGCGCTACACGTAACACAATTATCAATACCTTTTTTGGACAGCCTGTAGAGATTACTAATCTGCCTAGCAATATGTTTGACGGTACCTTTAAAGGTTTCCTTGAGGGTTACAGCCTTAACTCGACTCCCACTTATGTAGATCTGACTCTTAATTTGTCACCGGCTAAGTTTAGTCTCCCTGTAGACCTTGGCGAGTACACGCTATCTGCAACTATTGTGGATGATGGAATTACTAACTACACGATCCCAGCAGGTAAAACACAGATTGCTGTATTCGCTGTCGCTTATGGTGGCGCAGGTAGCACCGGAGGCAATGGAGGTAGCGGCTCATCTGGCATAGGTGGATCAGGCGGTGGCGGTGGCGGTGCTGTTGGTTTTTGGAATTATGACGTTACGCCGGGAACTGTCTATGCAGTCAATTTAGATGCTGCAAGTACAAGGCGAGTTAGTTTTGGCTCACTTATCTCTGTAAGTGGTGGAGCCAATGGCAGTACAGGCGGAGGCTCCGCAGCTGGCGGTGGTCTGTACTCAAAGGATGCCAGCGTTATTTATTACGCATCTGCAACAGGCACGCCATCGGGTGCAGGTGGCGCAGCTGTTACAGCAGTAGGTAACGGTAATAACGGCCAAGATGGTTTTGGGGCAGGTACAACTCTTACGGTGCCTACAGGTTTAGGACTTCCTGCCAATATCAAATCAGGTGCGGGTGGCGGTGGTGGCGGTAGCGGAGCTAAAGGTAACAACAACTCATTTCTTTTTGGTGGGTCAGGTGGCGCAGGAGCAGCGGCAAGCGGTGGCAATAGTGGAGCCGGTGGTAGCGGCGGTAATGCTGAGCAAGACTCATCTACCTTAGGAGGAGTTACAGGAGAAAATGTTTTGTATTTAACTGGCAACGGTGGAGGTGGCGGCGGCGGTGGCGCTTTCCAAAGTTCTTATGGTTCAGGTTCAGGTGCGGCAGGTGGGTATGGATCTATTGCAGTCGTATATATTTACACAAGATAAGGAAAGAGGATAACTATGGCAACTACAACGCCTAATTTTGGATGGCCAGTACCTACGTCCACGGATTTAGTTAAAAATGGTGCTACAGCTATCGAGGCGCTTGGCGATGCTATTGATGCTTCTTTAGTCGATCTCGAGGGTGGCACTACAGGGCAGGTATTATCCAAGGCTTCTAATACAGATATGGATTTTGCTTGGGTTACTACCGATGATGCTAACGCTATCCAAAACTCTATCGTCGATGCTAAAGGCGATTTAATCGCAGCTACGGCTAACGATACCCCGGCTCGCTTGGCGGTCGGTGCAAATAACACTTTATTAACGGCAGACTCAACGGCCGCAACCGGCCTCAAATGGGGCGGTGCTTGGACAACTTGGACACCGACTTACACAAATATAACAGTTGGCAATGGCACAGTTTCAGCGCGTTATGCACAAATCGGAAAAACTGTTTTTGTGGAATACCGATTAACTTTTGGAAGCACAACAACGATTGCAGCACCCGCAAGAATTTCAACGCCTGTCGATCTTTATCTTGCAGGATATTTTGCATTTACTGGCGTTGCCTTAGATGCGGGTGTTGCTGCTTACAAATTATGGATTGACCCACCTAGTTCATCATTATTTGAACTTGCAGCAGAAACAGCCAACACGAACTATGTTGGTGCTGGTGGCGTTAATGCGGTTACACCATTTACATGGGGAACAGGCGACATCATTACTTTCCGAGCAACTTACGAGGCGGCATAAAATGACATTTACATTTAATCCAATGTTTCCAGATGCAACAAATGAGCAAAAGTGGGAGCAGATAAAACTATGGCGTAATGCTGAGTTATCGCGTACCGATTGGACGATGCACACCGATGCACCAACCGATAAAACCGCGTGGGCAATTTATCGGCAAGCGTTGAGAGATTTACCTGCTCAAAGCGGTAAAGCCGACGATGCTACGATCCCGAGTGCTCCGAGTGGAGACTAGCTATAACGGCTATCCGGCATCTAAAGATCCGGATGCTATAAAGATAAAGTCCTACTCTGTAAGGGGTACGGATCGTAAGCTAAGGTGCGCCGAGAGTGTTGGGCCTCTCTTGGCGGCCTTTGCTGCCGAGTTTCACGAGCTGATCGAGCCGATCGATGAGGGTACCTTTGACGACTGGGGCTATGCCTACAGGATGGTCAGAGGTAATCCAACAAAGCTATCGTGTCACTCATCCGGCACAGCTATAGACCTTAATGCTACTAAGCATCCACTAGGCAAGTACGATACTTTTGCAGCGGAAAAGGTACCTATGATCCGGGCCTTGGCTAAAAAGTACGGCCTCAAGTGGGGCGGCGACTTTAAGACTAGGCCGGATGATATGCACTTTGAAGTAGAGGCAACACCGACTAAAGCTAAGGCTTTAATCTCTAGTTTAGGTTTACAGTAAGACAAATCCTAAGGGGCATTTAGGAGCAAGACCATGAAAGAGCAAGCAATCGCAGCGGCTAAGTCCTATGGGCGAGCAGCTATCGCTAGTGCGGCAGCGCTGTATATGTCAGGTATAACAGATCCGAAGGTATTGGCTAATGCGTTTATCGCTGGGTTAATTGGTCCACTACTTAAGGCGCTTCAACCGTCCGAGGGTCAGTTCGGCGTGAAAAAGTAATGGAACAGGCTCAGCTCATAGTTGGTATAGCTGTAGGCAGCTGTACTATTTTGGGGCTATGGGCTGGGCTTATCCGTAAGATGGTTAAGTACTACCTGTCTGAGTTAAAGCCTGACGGAAACGGCGGCCATAATCTCGCCGGTCGTGTTGAACGTATTGAGAACCGAGTAGACCGCATCTATGAGATTTTGTTAGAGGATCGATTAGCCAAGTAGTGCGTGTCGTATTGCCATTTGTCAGTACTTACCCTCATACTTTTGTTACAACGCTGAGAGGGCTACTCGGTTAGTAGCTTGATCGGCCTTAACAAAGGGCTAAGTATGAACAGTTTAGATATATTGATCGGGTTGGCAGCTTGTGGCATAGGCTTTATGTTTATGGTCATTGGTTATTCTGTAGGTTTTAAGCATGGACACGGCGAGGGTTTTATCCGTGGTCGCGCTATCTCTCAAGCTCTGAAAGATAAGGAGCTAATCTAATGAGTTTTCTAGATGGCTACGAGTTAGCTAATGACACGATTATCAGATTTCGCAAAGAATTCCCTAGCGGGCGCATTATCACTTCTGTAGAGAAAGAGGATTTAGCCGCTGGCTGGATCTTAGTAAAGGCTGAGATTTTTAGAGAGTTTGAGGATGCCGTCCCAAGTGCTGTCGATTACGCGTATGGCAACGTAGCTACATATCCACAGAATATGAAAAAGTGGTTTGTTGAAGATACAGTCACAAGTTGCATCTCAAGAGCAATCAAGCTGTTATCCCCTAGTACCGCCCGGGCCTCACGTGAGGACATGGCACGCGTTGAGTTTGAGCCTACGCCTAAGTACAAGGAAGCCGATCCATGGGCCACGCTGACCATTACTCAGACTGCTAAAGAAACAGGTACTACAGCTCTTACTACAGCTATAGATGATATTAAGAAAGAGCTAGGTGGTGAGCTTGTAGCTGAGCCCGTTCGGTGTGCTCATGGCACGATGATATGGAAACAAGCCGCAGCTGGATCGCCTAAAAATTGGGGCGGCTACTTCTGCACTCAGAAAACTAAAGCTACTCAATGCACGCCTTACTGGCACGTTTTGGCCAGCGATGGCAAGTGGAAGCCTCAGGTATAACCATGGGCGAAATAACATTTATTAAAGACGGCTATGCAACTGTCATACACGATAATGGTGACATGACCGTTACAGCTTTAGATCGATGCGACCAATGCCTTGAGTGGCAGAGCACTAGCGGCGGCCTACAGATCCGCGACATCGGCCAAGAGGTAACCGTATGGCTATGTGCATCATGCAGGGCCTAATGATTGACCGCGTAATCCTTGATCGCTCTCAAGAGATTACCGCTCACCGCACCGCACTTGAGCGTGCCGCTGTTATGGATGAGTCATGGTTTCGCCTGTATGGTCAAAACCTGAATTATCACGAAATGATAACGCAGCATGCAGAAAGCGTAGGAGCTGAGATAGCTGTAGCTGAGTACTTTGGGCTACGTAATTTCATGCCAAGCATTAATACCTTTAAGGCTGAGGCTGACGTTGAGACTTTAGAAGCTCGCATCGAGGTTAAGCACACTAAATGGGCTAATGGAGTCTCAGCGCTCGCGGCCTAACGATGTCTGCATATTGGTCTATGGGAAAAGCCCGGTCTATCAGCTACTCGGATGGATCCCGGCACATATGGCCATGAGGCCGAGGTATAAGCACACCCAGCAAGGTAACTATTGGGTGAGCCATCGCAACCTATTCGAGATGAAGTATTTAAGGAGCTCTAACTATGGCGATACTCAAATCTAATTGCAGGATATGTAAAAAGGTCACTCAGCATGAGGATCGAGTCGTAACCGAGAACCTACCGCCCTACGTTAAAACGCTTCAATGCGTGAGCTGCGGGGTTATGGGTGTTGTGCTGATGGACGATATTGAGGTCGTGCAATGACTTTGAACGGGATAACTAAAAATGTGTATTCTGACGAGTGGTATACGAGTCAAGAGACTGTAGACATAGCTATCAAGCTACTCGACCCTAAACCCCAATCGCTGATCCTTTGTCCTTATGACTCAGCTAATAGCCTGTTTGTAAAGACCTTAGAAGCTCAGGAGCACGCCGTAGCTTATGGGTTTGATAACTTTATAGAAGGCGATTTCCGGCATTGTGACTACATCATCACTAATCCGCCGTTTAGTATCAAAGACCAGGTTATACAGCGTGTGTACGAGTATTCGGTTAAATCAGTACTTATTATGCCTATAGATGCCCTTGGAGGGGTCAAGCGGCATGAGATGTATGCACACCATGGGTATCCAAGTGTGTACGTGCCAAGCCGCCGTATTTCCTACTTTGACGAGTCAGGGCAGCTACGTAAGGGATCTAGCTTTCACTCGGTGATCATGACCTTTAACTCAGATGAGCCATCTAGCTTGATTTGGGGTAGTTAGATGAAGCGCCATGACACGCCCGAGATCCCGCGTATTATCAAATGGATTTGGATCCTCATGCTACCCTTGTGTAGTTCATTAAATACTCCTGCTAACGCAGTTGAGATAAATCAAATAGATAAATATAAAATATACATACATCTAAAAGTACTGAATTATAATGAGTTTAGATGTATTGAAAGATTATGGACAAAAGAAAACAGGTTATGGGATCCCTATGCCAAGAACCCTAAGAGCTCTGCATTTGGTATACCTCAGCTATTAAAACTCAAAGAGACTAACCCTTATGTGCAGATGGATTTAGGGTATAAGTACATAGTTCATCGTTACAAGACACCATGCAAAGCCCTTGCCTATCATGAGCGTAAGGGGTGGTATTAATGGTTCAAGGCAGACATGACCCAAGACTAAGCCGTAAGTACAAGGCGCAACGCCTCATCGTCTTGGCACGTGATGGCTATGTGTGTACATACTGCGGGCAGGATGCTACGACTGTAGATCACATCGTTAGTCTCAAGCATGGAGGCGATCCAATCTCATTAGAGAATATGGTGGCCTGTTGTAAGCGTTGTAACAGCTCTAAAGGATCACGCTCACAAGGCGTTTTTTTAGCTCAGACGGCTAC